TTGAAGACTTCCGTATGACAGATACGGAGTATCGTAGTACAGTGCGTCAGAACACGGAGACATTGTACAAACAGAAAGCAAAGCAGTGCCGTGTATGTAATGGTACTGGTCAGATCAGAAAGGTAAAGAAAGATGGAACACCATTTGCTAGAACAAATAAGTGTAGCTCCTGTGATGGGATTGGCTATAACTTTATGGATATTGTATCAAGTGTTGCGGGGTTAAAGTTCAATGCTCCAACTTCAAAATGGGCTTCAGCCAACGGTTTTGCAACAAGTAAAGATAAGCTTGAATACCTTGAAGGTGTCGCTAGAGAACGTGATATGCAAGACGCAGTTTTGTTCTTACAACGAGTACGCCGTTTGTCTGCCGTTGACACATATCTCTCAAGCTTTGTGGAAGGTATCTCAACACATGTAAAACAAGATGGTAAGCTGCACGTCAGGTTACTACAACACCGCACTGCTACTGGACGTTTGTCTGGTGCCGATCCTAACATGCAGAACATGCCACGTGGTGGTACGTTCCCTGTGAAACGTGTGTTCAAGTCACGTTGGGATGGTGGTGAGATCATGGAAGCTGACTTTGCACAACTTGAATTTCGTGTTGCTGCATTCCTATCACAGGACAAGACTGCCATTGACGAGGTGACCACAGGCTTTGATGTACACTCCTACACTGCACAGGTTATCACTGATGCAGGACAGAACATGTCACGCCAAGAGGCCAAGGCACATACATTTGCTCCGTTATATGGTGCCAGTGGATTTGGTCGTACACCTGCTGAGGCTGCGTACTACGAGCAGTTCACTAAGAAGTACTCAGGTATAGGCAAGTGGCACAAAGAGCTTGCACGTGAGGCTCTGGCTACTGGTAAGATCAAAACACCATCTGGTCGTGAGTTCTCTTTCCCTGATGTTACTCGACGTGCTAATGGTACTGTGACATTTTTCACACAGATTAAAAACTTTCCTGTACAATCGTTTGCCACGGCTGACATTGTACCTATATCCCTGATATACATCGACAAGCTATTAGGGGCTAATCAAATGCAATCATGCATCGTCAATACCGTACACGACTCCATCGTGATTGATGTGCATCCCAACGAGAAGGACAAAGTATTACGGATTATTCATGCAGCCAATGACCGACTGCTTGCTATCGTCAATAAGAAGTGGAAACTGGATTTCAATGTACCACTTTTATTGGAAGCAAAAATCGGTCCGAATTGGCTTGACACAAAAGACGTGTCATGATATAACTAAGAACTCGCAAACAGAAAAGGAGATTTATAATGAATCAAGTAGCAACAATTAACACTGGTAACTTCAACGCAATGGCAGAAGCAATGGGCATGTCTGTTGACAACAATCAGAAGTCACAGGCAAGCACACTTGCACGTTTACGTATTAATCACTCAGCTATCATGGGTGAGGAAACAGTGAACGGTAAGAAGGTAAAGATGGAAGTTGTATCAGGTGGTACATACAAGTTGGAAATCCCTGATGGGCCAACGTACTATGCATCTACTGCGACTATTCGTCCGTACCTACAACGCTTCATGTACAAGCGTTTCATCAAGGGTAGTGACACTACACCTAATCGTTATGTCAAAACACTTATGGCTAACGATCTGAACAGTGACATGAAGGACAATGACGGTGGCTTCAACTGTGGTAAACCTGCGGGTTACATTGAGGACTTCAAAGCATTGCCTGAGAAAACACAAGAGTTGATCCGTCAGATCAAACGTGTTCGTGTCATGTTCGGTACAGTTCAACTGCATGATGTTACTGATGCACAAGGTAATCCAGTCGAACTAGATGAACAGGCATTCATCTGGGAGATTGAAAACCGTGATGCATTTAAAACTGCGGGAACACTGTTCAACAAGCTAGGCAAGATGCGCCGTTTGCCAGTGCAGCACAACATCAAAGCTGCGACTGAAGAACGTTCATTGCCTAACGGTAGTTCATTCTACCTACCTACGTTGGCTCTTGATCTGAACGAGACACTTGATGTGTCGGACGCAGAGCAGGAAACATTTGCCAACTTCCTAGCATGGGTGGAGAATTATAACGAGTACATCAAGGGTGCTTGGAATGATAATGCGTACAAGAATGATGACACAGATACGGATACTGTTGAGTCATTCGTTGATATTGACGCAGAGGATTTCGTGTAATGAACCACCCTGCTGAACTAAAGCTGCACCAGTTTATGACGGATGCTGCCAATGGAAAGAGCACGTTCACTGAGGAACAGGCTAAGTCTATTGGTGCAGAGGTTGCTGAGGCAGTGCTTCGTCAGTTCGGCAGTGGTAAGTCACGGGATGAGTTTACACTTAGGATGTCCAACGTTGGGCGTCCTACTTGTCAACTGTGGTTTCAAAAGAACCATCCCGAAAAGGCTCTACCAAAGCCGAGCACATTCGTAATGAACATGATGATAGGAGACATTGTTGAGGCTGTTTTTAAAGGTCTGCTTAAAGCTGCTAGTGTGGAGTTTGAAGACACTGATAAAGTTAGCCTTACAGTGGGAGATAGTAATGATACTAGGGTTTCTGGCTCTTATGATCTTGTCATAGATGGTGCTGTTGATGACGTGAAGTCAGCATCACCTTGGTCCTACCAGAACAAGTTTGATTCATTTGGCACACTAGCTAAAGGTGATGGCTTCGGATACGTAGGACAGCTTGCAGGTTATGCCAAAGCATCTGGCAAACGTGTAGGTGGATGGTGGGTCGTGAACAAAGGCAATGGTGACTTTAAATATGTACCTGCCGATGGACTTGACCTTGATAAAGAACTTGATAAAATCAAGACAACTGTTGAAACGGTGAACAACAACGAGTTCAAACGTTGCTTCAGTCCAGTGCCTGAGTTCTTTCGTGGTAAACCCACAGGGAATAAGGTACTAAATGACAACTGTCGTTTCTGTGATTTCAGATACGAGTGTTGGCCCACGATGGTTGAAGAACCATCACGTATGAGTAAAGCAAAAGACCCCAAGACGGTGGCATACATAGAGGATTAATTATGTTAGGTGATTCAGAAATAGAAGAACTACAAAATGAAATAGCTGCTCTTGAGGAACAGCTTACTGCTCTAAAGACAGAGCTACGAGACAAACGATTTGCAGGTGTACGTGAAGCAATGAAAGCACGTAAGGAAGCAGATCAACTGTTGAGTGAAGAGCTTCGTGCTCTAGGTGTACGCCGTGTGAATTGGCATCCGTTTATCTAATGAACGGTAAGCAGTTCAAGGCTGCGTTAAAGCATGGGTATAGGAGTGGGCTAGAGATCAAAGTAAAAGATTACTTGAAGGAGAAGAAAGTCAAGTTCAAGTATGAAGCCATCAAGATTGAATGGGAAGATTTGATGTACCGCACCTATACCCCCGACTTTATACTTGCAAACGGTATCATCATAGAGGTGAAAGGAAGGTTCACATCAGATGATAGACGCAAACACGTAGCAGTAAAGAAGCAGCATCCTGATCTTGACATACGATTTGTATTTGAAAATAGTAAACGTAAGTTAAGCAAAGGGGCAAAGACAACATACGCCACATGGTGTGAAAGAAATAAATTCTTATATGCAGATAGGGTTATTCCAGAAGAATGGTTGAAAGAGAAAGGTGTTGACAATCATCCAGACTTAGTAGTATTTCCTTATGACAAAATAAAAAGGAGCTAAACATATGCTAAATTCACTAATAAACTTTAACCCTAACGATTTCGTTATCCGTATCTCACCAGAAGTGGATGACAATGGAGATTGGACAGGTGACCTTACAGTAGGTATGCTGACAACAGATGACAACACAATGAAAACAGATGACTTTGCACATCTGAAAGTGTTGACTGACATGTTGATTGCTGCTATACCTTTAATGGAACAGGATCATGATGTAAGGCGTAAGCTGTTCAAGCTAGTTGATGAGATTGATGCTGATGAAATGGCAGAAGAGAAACCGTTAATAGAAGAACGTGACGGTAACGTAGTTAAAGTAAACTTTTAGAAAGGAGATACGAATGGTAGACAATGTAAACAACCCACCACACTATAATCAAGCAGGTATTGAATGCATTGATGCCATTCGTGCCGCCACTGGTGATGGATACGAGCACTATCTACAGGGAAACATTATGAAGTATCTGTGGCGATACCGATACAAGAATGGAGTAGAGGACTTGAAGAAGGCACAGTGGTATTTGACCAAGCTTATTGAGGAAGTAGATGATAGTTAAAGTATTCTTAACCCTGAACATAGATGAAGACGAATACCCAGTTCCTGTAGACGGAGAAGTTGATGAAGAGATTGACCAGAGTTTGCAGGAATTTATTTATGACATTGATGGTATGTCAATCAAAGCAATCAAAATAATAACGGAGTGAACATGAACAATTTTTTACCTACAGACTATCAATCATTCATTCACACATCACGGTATGCACGGTGGTTGGATGATGAACAACGGCGTGAGTCATGGCCTGAAACAGTGACTCGTTATATGGAGAACATTGTAGCACCCCTACTAGACGATAATTCAGATTTGAGTGTCTATGGTGAGATTGAAAATGCAATCCTAAACCTAGAGATCATGCCTAGTATGAGAGCTATGATGACTGCAGGTGCAGCGGCAGCACGTGATAACATTTGTATGTACAACTGTTCATACATTCACGTTGATCACCCATTTGCTTTTGACGAAGCAATGTTTGTGTTGTTGTGTGGTACAGGTGTAGGCTTTAGTGTTGAACGTCAGTTTGTAACTAAGCTACCAGAAGTACCTGAACTGTACGAGAGTGACACTACAGTGGTAGTGAAGGACAGTAAAGAGGGTTGGGCTAAGGCTTACCGTCAGGTGTTGTCACTGTTGTGGGCAGGAGAGATTCCTAAGTGGGATGTCAGCAAGGTACG